TACATAAAAAACTATTGAAACATCAAACACCACCCCAACTTGAACAAGCCCCTTTTTAATTTAATGGAGAAAACTATGGCAAGAAAATCAATGATCAGCGCAAAAGTTCGTAAGTATTTAGCAAAGTACCCAAATGCAAAAGCACAGATAGTCGCCGATGCCACTGGTGCAACAGCGCAATACGTACATAACATCCGATACATGGATAACAAGAAGCAAGAACTATTGTTACCACCGATATTGAAGACAAAAAATAAATGGAAGTTTATGAATGCAGTAACAAGCGATAAGGCTATAGAAGACTTGGCTTACGAAGTAAGTAAGGGTAGGTCTGAACAACGCATAGCTGAATTAGTAGATCACCCCGCACATTACAAAGTTGGCGGTATCGAGACTATTGACTTCATCGACGCAAAAGAGTTTGGCTATAACCTTGGTAACGTAGTTAAATACATTAGTCGCGCCGACCACAAAGGCAGTCACTATGAAGACCTATGCAAAGCACGTTGGTATTTGAACCGCGAGATTGCTAAGTTCTCACCGAAGACAGAGGTGACTAAATGACTACAAAAGCAAAAGACGACGACCGCACCGAGTTACATCAGTACGCTGTTTATAAATTAAATGGTATCACTTACCTACCACACTACCGAGACGTGAAGAGATACGTTGGCCCGGGATATCCAAGACATAACAAGAATGTCTATACGATAGCAGAGTTATTTAGTGCTGGGGCTACACCGTCTACTGCGTTTCTTTGGAAGCGTTCCGAGTATGGCATTATGAAAGTGAGTAGCGTATGAAGATGAAAGGTGTAAGTGCGGACGTACAGAAAGCATGGAACCTTATGTCCATGCACAACAGCGAGTTGCTATTAGAAAACGCCGAGTTAAAACTACGGATAGCGCACCTTGAAAGTCGTATACCTCTAATGGATAGGGCGTGCATTGGTTTGGTAGACGTGTGGTACGACCTAAAGCATTGGTGGATTAACAGAAAGATTGCATGAACCTGATTGCACTTGACTTCGAGACGTTCTATGACAAAGACTTCTCTCTATCTAAACTGACGACGGAGGAATACATTCGTGATGATCGCTTTGAAGCCATAGGCGTTGGCGTTAAATTAAACGACGAGGAAACTGCATGGTTTAGTGGGGACATGAAAGCCACCAAAGAGTGGCTCATGCAATTTCCTTGGGATAAGTCTTTTCTTCTTGCACACAACTGCATGTTCGATGCCGCGATTCTGTCGTGGCGGTTTGGTATTAAACCAAAAGTTCTTCTTGATACCTTAGCAATGCTTCGTGCTGTTGACGGCACTGAGGTAGGTAATAGCTTAGCAAAAGCCGCCGAGCGTTACGGCTTAGGGGTCAAGGGGACTGAGGTTGTTGCGGCAATGGGTAAGCGTCGCGCCGACTTCACTGAAGTAGACCTAAAACAATACGGCGAGTATTGCAAGAACGACGTCAAGTTGACCTACGACTTATTCCAAATCCTGCAAGCAAACTTTCAAAAGCCTGAGCTACGCCTAATAGATATGACTTTGCGTATGTTCACAGAGCCAACCTTGCGTCTTGATCTACCTGTGTTGGAGCAACATCTTGTACAAGTACAAGAGAAGAAGGAAGCCCTGATAGCTGAGGCATGCGCCGACCGTGAAGTTCTTATGTCCAATCAGAAGTTTGCTGAGCGACTGATTGAGTATGGTGTTCCACCACCCATGAAGGTTAGCCCCACGACAGGAAAGATGGCGTTGGCTTTAGCTAAAAGCGATGAAGGGTTCAAGGCCCTAGCAGAGCATTGGGACGAGCGAGTGCAAGCACTTGTTGCCGCACGGCTTGGGACAAAGTCCACACTAGAAGAGACACGCACACAAAGATTTATCTCCATAGCGAAGCGCGGTAGCCTTCCAGTACCGCTGAGATACTATGCCGCACACACAGGGCGTTGGGGCGGGGACGACAAACTTAACTTGCAGAACATACCGCGCAAGTCACCTCTCAAGACTGCTATCGTAGTACCCGAAGGCTACGTCATGATCGACGCCGACTCCTCACAGATCGAAGCGCGGATCGTTGCATGGTTAGCGGGGCAAGCTGATTTAGTAAGTGCGTTCGCAAAAGGTTTGGACGTATACAAGATCATGGCGGCAAAGATATATAACAAACCAGTTGAAGAGATTGATGATGCCGAAAGATTTGTGGGTAAGACTACGATTCTCGGTGCTGGCTACGGAATGGGTTGGAAGAAGTTTCAACTACAGCTAAAGAACTTTGGGGTAAGTTTGGGCGACAACATGTGCCAACATATCTTGAAGGTGTATCGCCAAGAGTTCCCATATATCCCCGCGCTATGGGATGAAGGACACAACACACTTGATGCGTTGTCAAGTGAAAAACTTGTTACTACTACATTTGGAAAACAGCCGCAAGCAGTAAGCGTTCTTCCCGGAATTGGGTATGATCTACCTAGCGGTTTACCTCTCAAGTATATGAATCTGCGTGCCACCGAAGTTGATGATCGGGGCCGAGCACAGTACGTCTACGATACCCGCAAAGGCACAGTGCGAATCTACGGCGGCAAGGTGGTGGAGAACTTATGTCAAGCCCTAGCACGCTGTGTTATTGCTGAGCAAATGTTAAAGATATCTAAAAGATATCAGCCAGTTTTAACCGTGCATGATGCCGTGGCATGTGTAGTACCCGAAGCAGAGCGCGATGAGGCTATTAAATATGTGGATGAGTGCATGCGTTGGAAACCTAAATGGGCCGAGACACTACCTCTAGCGTGTGAGATTGGCGTAGGTAAAAACTACGGCGACTGCAGTAAGAAAATGTCTATTGAGAAATGGAACTTAACGTGAATTACACATGGTCGTATTCAAGCATCTCGCTGTTTCAGCAGTGCCCCCGCAAGTACCACAGGATGCGTATCGTCAAGGATATCGTCGAGCCACCACAGGAACACTTGCTCTACGGCAGTGCGGTTCATAAGGCAGCAGAAGAATACGTGCGTGATGGTACTCCGATACCAGAAAAGTACGCTTATATCCAGCCGTTCCTTGACCCACTGAAAGCCTTGTCGGGTGAGAAGTTGTGTGAGTACGAGATGGGTTTGACCAAGGACATGCAACCCTGCGGATTCAGAGACAAGAATGTTTGGTTTCGTGGGATTGCTGACTTACTGGTTATTGATGGTGAGAAAGCACGCATCATTGATTACAAGACTAGCAAGTCCAGTCGGTACGCCGACAAGAAACAACTCGAACTGCTGTCCCTACTAACCTTTAAACACTTCCCGCAAGTCAAAACAATCAAGGCTGGTTTGATGTTCTTGGTTGTCAAAGACTTGGTTCGCGCCGAGTTCAATGCAGATCAACAAACTGATGCTTGGAGCAAGTGGATACCCGAGACAAATCAGCTAGAGAGTGCGATGATTACGGATGTTTGGAACCCTCGACCAAACTTTACCTGCCGTGGTTGGTGCCCTGTAACCGACTGCGAACACAACAGCAAGAAACTTTAGGAGTCCCTATGCCCTACGTCAATAAGCCAAGACCATACAAACACGAATACGAAACATACGACGGCACGCCCGCCGTTAAGAAAAAAAGAGCCGAGCGCAACAAAGCACGGCGCATCATGGAAGAAGCAGGATTAGTTCACAAGGGAGATGGAAAAGATGTCGATCATAAAAAACCTCTTAGCAAAGGCGGGAAAACCACAAGATCAAACTTGCGCGTTAAATCAGCCACAAACAACCGATCCTACGCTCGTAAATCCGATCACACTATTAAGTAGCGACGGGACGGGGGCGACCCTCACACAGGGTCTTCATGGGACATATCATTTTGCTAGTTCAACCACTGGAAAAACTATAACTATTGGCCCCCATACCACGAATAGTCTTAAAGGTTATCCACGACAAGTAAATCTTAGGAGCACCGACTTGGACAAACACCCAGCGTTTGAGTTAACCGTGGAACAACTTCGTGGGGCTTGGATGCTTGCGTATGGAACTCGTTGGGTTTCTATGGAAACCCCTCTTGAAGATGACTATCTAAATGTTGTAGCCCAGCGCCTTGTTGCTTTGGGTGAAGTAGAAACTCACAATGTCATTGACCAGTATGCACCTATGGCTCGGATAAAGGTATGAACATGCAAGTAATTGACAACAAGTACCTACTGATTGAAACAGAAGAACCGCAAAAGATTCTTTCTACGATTGCTAAAAGCACCGAGACTACTGATGGTTCAGTAGCTGTCCATTGGGGGCTGAAGGAAGCACAGATGCTAAAGACGCTTGGTTGGGAAGGCGTGCCGTCCCCGATTGAGCGCGATTACAACTGGCCCGGACTTTTTAAACCAATGAATCATCAGAAGGAAACATCATCCTTTCTGACATTGCACCCACGCGCTTTTTGTTTTAACGAACAAGGTACTGGTAAGACTGCATCAGCTATCTGGGCATCAGACTATCTGCTTGAGCAGGAATACATACGACGGGTATTGGTTATCTGTCCTGTATCCATCATGCAAGCCGCATGGCAAGCCGACTTGTTTAAGTTTGCTGTTCACCGCCATGTAGATGTAGCGCACGGCGATCGCAAGAAACGCAAAGCTATTGTTGAAGGCATCGCCGAGTACGTCATCATTAACTACGATGGGGTGGCAATCGTTGAGGAAGAACTCAAGGCTGGTGGGTTTGACCTTATCATTATTGACGAAGCTAATGCGTACAAGAACCCAAGGACTGAACGGTTTAAAACGTTGAGAAGGGTTGTTACTCCTGATACTTGGGTATGGATGATGACGGGTACACCTGCAGCTCAGTCCCCTCTAGATGCTTACGGTTTAGCCAAACTATGTGTGCCATCAAGAGCCCCACATCTGTACACAGCATTTCGCGACGTTGTTATGTATCAGATGACACGATTTAAGTGGATTCCAAAACCACAAGCCCAAAGTATTGTGCATAACTTACTACAACCCGCTATTCGTTTTGAGAAAAAAGATTGCATTGACTTACCTGATGTAACACATACTTCGCGGTTTGCGCCACTGACACCACAACAATCTAAGTACTACAAAGACCTCAAGAAAGAAATGCTGATTGAAGCAGTCGGCGATGAAGTTTCTGCCGTAAATGCGGCGGCACAACTAAACAAATTGCTCCAAATATCTTGTGGCGCTGTATACACCGATACTAAAAATGTAATTGAGTTTGATGCGTCCAGTAGATTAAACATTTTGTTAGAAGTTATTGAAGAAGCAAGTCATAAAGTTTTAGTATTTATACCTTTTACGCATGCACTAAATTTAGTGCAAGATTTTCTAACGAAGAACAAGGTAACGTCAGAGATAATCAATGGCTCTGTAAGCGTGTCAAGGCGTACCGATATCTTCAAAAGGTTTCAAGAGTCAGATGAACCACGAGTACTTTTGATTCAACCACAAGCGGCGGCACATGGGGTTACCCTAACTGCGGCAAACGTGATCGTGTGGTACGCTCCTGTCACGTCGATTGAAACATACCTGCAAGCAAACGCACGTATCGATCGGCCCGGACAGCGTAACCCCATGACAATCGTACATCTTGAAGGTAGTCCAGTAGAAACAAAACTCTACTCTATGTTGCAAAACAAATTGGACTTCCATAACAAGATTATTGATCTGTATAAAAATGAAATTAACTCTTGACAAAGTCAACAAATAGAGTATAATGATTTTTGTTGGTGGGGATCACCGACACTATAAAAAACAAATTGGAGTAAGAGTATGGAACAAGATGTTTCTATTGACAAAATCGTCGGCGCTTATATTAAGATTCGCGATTCAAAAGATGCCATATACGCAAAGTATAAGGCCGATACTGCCGAGTTAGAAGAGCAGATGACTACCCTAAAGCAGAAGTTACTTGAGGTCTCTAAAGAGACTGGCGTTACTAGCTTTTCAACACCGCAGGGAACTGCGTATCGAACCGTCAAAGACCGCTATTGGACTAATGACTGGGATAGCTTCTACACCTTTATGCGCGAGCACGAAGCAATGCAGTTGCTAGAAAAACGTATTCATCAAATGAATATGAAAGAGTTCTTGGAGGGCAACCCTGATAGTGAACCTATGGGATTGAACATCGACCGAGAATATGAAATCACCATCCGGAGGAAGTAATGGACATTGAAGAATTAGCGTTCCGCAGGGAACGCGACGAAATGTTCTACCGAGAGCGTGCGGTAGATCAGGCGCTTGAGCTGAACAAACAGTCCAAGCAATACACATCAGTTTCAGAACTGATGTACAACGCAAATGTTATATACAACTTTATCAAAGGAAAATCAAATGAGTAACGACCTCGCGCTCTTTAGCAACAATCTCCCTGACTACCTAAAGGACGTCGGCCTCGACGACATGACCAAAGCGCTTGCTGGTAATACCGGCATGAAACGCATCTCCATCCGTGGCGGTGTGTTCCGCATGATGGTCAGTGGCGAAGAGATTGCTAAGAATGAAAACCGTTCAATGAACATCGTCATTGTTAATGGTGCGACAAAAGTGTCGCGTTCTTTCTACGCTGGTAAGTATGTTGCTGGTGAGACTTCACACCCTGATTGCTGGTCTAACGACGGTGACAAGCCCG